ACCAATGGTTGCTGAGAAAGCATTGGCTGAGAACCGAAGCAACAACCGCCGAACCTTAGCGGACACATCAGTTGTGGTTATATCCGATAAATCGTCTGCCGTAGCTGTGGCGTTCAATGCACCTATTAAGGTAGCATTAGCCAAAATAGTAGTTTTTAATGCTCCAAGACCATCGGTAACATTACTCAGGTCGGTCTGGATGCCGTCAACTACAGTTTTAACAGCTCCTACGTTGGTGGTAAGGGTATCAATCAGACTCTTAATGTTGGCTAGACCATTAGTAGCGTTGTCCAGAATATCAGTGTAGGTCAGGATTTGGGCGATGTCCGTCCCCAAGTCCCCAGAGGAGTCCCATCTTGCCCCGATAATTACATCCAGCGACCTAGCTATGTCGCCTATCTTAGCCGAGATAGAGGCTAAGGTTTCACCAGTCGGGTCGCCCACATCAGTCTGAACCGCATCAATCAAATCCTTGAGAGCAGATAAGCCATAGGTGGCACTTAATAAAAGTGTAACCAACTGCTTAACATAAGCCATCACATAGTCTGTAGTTGTTACCGCTCCTGTGGCTGCTGCCGTAGCCTTCGTGCCTAGTGAGGCAAGTAGGGGATGGATAATCAGAACCTCATCATCAACAGCTATTGGTGCTGTGAAAGCTGCGTGTTGGAACGTGCCATCACCAGTTGTATAGGCTACTACTGGTTTCTGCTCGCCTTGTGGAGCAGCCCCATCTGCCTTGAAAACAAATATCTCATAAGGAGTGCCCGCAGCAGGCAAGAAGGTGCTTGCCCCTAGACCAGCTAGACCTAGCACCTTGAAGTGAGTGGTATCAGTATAGGTAGTAACTACGCCAAAGAAAGCCAAGCCGTAGTCAGCATATTTTTCAATAAAATTAACGGCGGTATTAAGGTCAGTTACACTCTTAGCCGTTATATTAAGAGCCACTTGAACGCCGACAGAATGAGCAGCAGCCGATGTGTCTTGCTGTGCTCTTGTAACTGTCAGGGTATCGGTAACACGATTAGTGCACCGCATAATTTCATCTTCAATGGTTATGTCAAAAGGATAAGTAGAAGGAAACCTAGCTCCTTCACCAGCAATTACTACAACGCTGACATCAGCATCGTCAATAGCTGTAACGAGCTTACTATAAGCTCGGTTCTTTACTACCAGAAAATCAGTTGCACCAGCCATAATATCACCTACTTAATCTACTGGAAAGAGTTGCGTTATCCTTTGTTTGGTTTTCAGGGCTAAGCCACTATTGAACTTGCCCTCCTGAACCTGTGCCCAAGTCAAATGCTCCCTTGATACCCTAGTCCCACCTATATTCATCTTGTTGATTTGGGTGCGAGACCTAGACCTAGCTGCCTTAGCAGCCACGCCAATCACAAGCAGTTTCTCAAGGTCAGGTGGTAAGGTAGAAGTAGACTCCGTTACGCTGTGGAGCTTGTGGCAGTATAGGTAAGCCGTCTCGTCCCCTGATGGTCGCCTGTTAGTAACTACCCTGACCGTATCACCGAACCTAGTAACATTCCTGTAATCAGGGTTTGGTGTAGTGCCGACAGGATACTCCGCATATCGGACAGAGATTAAATCCTCTATCGTGCTGACATCAGTCTCAATAGAGTTGACAGTGAGGGTAACGCTTTCCTTGACTTCATAGGGTCTAGCGTTTGATATATCCAAGAGGACAGCAGTTATGAATATGTCTAGCTCGTCATCTTCCCATTCCATCGTCTTATTAACATCAAACTCATCCCTCAAGAGCTGACGAACTAGAGCACGGATGCCATCTAAGTTATTCGCCATTTAGCACCTATCTTCGGCTTCGGCTACCTTTGCTCTTGGAGCTACTTCGGCTATGGCTTGTTGAGTGTTTGGCACTTGGCGGTTTATATGTTCTGGCTTTCTTTTTGCCAGTAGGTTTGAAGCCGTGCTCAAGACCTCTTATCAAACTAGCCTGAGCCTGAGCCTTCTGATGAGTAGTGCTCTTAGCTTTAACTCCGCTAGGAGTGCTAACTTCGTAGCCGTCAACCTTTCTTACTTTTACAGGACACATAATGCCCCCCTAGTCCTTCTCCTCCTCTGGTGGAAAGAACTTATCGTAAAGGCTTTCGTGAGCTTCGGTTAATTGCTTGGTGTCATTGAGCCGTTTCATAGCAGCAGAAGCTATGCTGTGAGCCTTAGTGCCCAGATGTATCTCTTTCTCTAACCCCACCGACTCTGGCGGAATAAAGAGGTTCATTACCCCAGTAGGTATCATCAAAAGCTCGTGCTTTCCACAGGTCGGTTGTTCCATAAAGAAGCCTTTGTTATCACAGGTAAGCCGTTGACCCTCCTTATCTTCACCACGATAAGGGCACACATACTCGTTCCGTGCCTCAAAAGACTTCAATTCCTCCTCGCTAAAGCTCAGTGTCTCTCGGAGCTTACGCAGGATTTTGATGGTCAGTATGTCCTCTTTCTCTGGCAAAGCCCCTAGTAGTTGCGTCCTTTCCAGTATGGTCAGTTTCATTTTTATACTCCCTTTCCGAGTTTATTTGGGGGAGATTTTTAAGGCTCTCCCCCTTGCCTTATATGTTATGCGTCAGCAACACCAAGTAGGTAAAAGGTGGTTGAACCCATCAAGCACCTTACCTTATGTGTCCAAGTAGCTGTGCTAGTATCTACCGCAGCAGCAACAGGACCGACACCCCAAGCACCTTCTTGCTCAATGAAGTTGGTGGCAACCTTAGCGTTGTTGTTTGCCTGCAAGTAGAGGATACTGGTTGGTGTGCCTGTGCCGTGATTTCTAAAGCGGATAAATGCTTCACGGGTAGCAGCACTAGCCGTTGGATTGCCTGTTTGCAGGTCAAGGATATGCTCGTAGGTAACACCAGTGCCTATGTTATCCATATAGATGCTCAAGGCACTAATCAGCCCTATGGTCGGGTTACCTGATTGGCAGAAGTATAGGCTGGCGATATAAGCATAGGGCGTATCCCCAGTAACAGTCAGGTCTATACCAAGACTATTATGCTCCCCACTACCTGTCTTCGCCCCACTTGCGGTTGCTGCGATATACAGCCCCCTAGAATAGCCCGAAGCATTAGTAGTGGTGTCAGTAACGGTCAAGGACATAGCGTTTAACGCTGTAGAGCCTGCTATGGTTACAGTCAGCCCATCAAGGTTGATGTTCACAGCACCAATTTCACAGTGATGGAACAGGGTATTGTCTCCGTGTGCTACCGCCGTAGTGCCCCCCTGTGCCCTGACGATGGTCAGCGTCTTGGTGGCTGTCGCAACAGCCGTAACCTTGACAACCTCCTCATCAACGCTACCACAGTCAAGCAATGCCATAAATGGGGCAGTAGGAATATCGGTAACACTCTTGAGCACCAATTCGGTATCATCTGCGTCTATCGCTGCCGTGATGTATGAGTTCCACAAAGCTAATAAAGTTAGAGTTTTCACTTCCTTAACTTCTCCTTATTTTATTTCATCAGAGAGGAAGTGTTACGTCCCCCTCCCGACCTTTATTTTGACCAGATTAACTAGCGTCATACAGACGGACAGCGAGTTCAGGTGTCAGGGTCTTGAAGCCACAGAGCAAGGATATGGTCATCAGGTTCTTGAACTGTGGTGTAACGTAGTCATAGACCACGTTCATCGTGATGCCATTGTAGGCTACAGTAGCACCCTTCGCCCCACCCAGAGGCGGTTCTAGCGGTGCTGACACCATCGCAAAGGCGTTCTTGTGGAATAACAGGTTTTCCTTGCTGGTCGTGGCAGCAGCGTGGAAGGTAACGACCTTATCATTTTCAACCGCAGCGTTCAGAGCAGGATAGATAGGGAAGTCAGCCTCATTGCCAGATAAAAGCACATCAGCAGTTATTACATACTGACCAGTATTATCTGCAATGGTGATGATAGTTCCCTTAGCTATCGTATCCGCACTTGCTAGATTGTCAATGTGAATGGTTGTCGTGCCAGCAGGATAGGTAGTCCCTGTGTCAATAATCCCGCTAACATCGGTTGAGCCTATAGCGTGGGTCTGGATGTTCTGGTTCTCAAAGAAGTCAAAGCCAAAGATACGCCCCAGAGAGGCTTCACGGAGAGCCGTTGTAACCCCTGTCTTATCTAAGTCTCGGAAAGCATCCAGAGCAAGCAACGAAGCAGTAGTAAGCGGACTCATTACCGCATACCTGTTCCTCTGCGGAGCTTTGTTGTTGCCCATTACCTTACGAGCATTTAGTAAGTCAGCGATGCTAGTTGTGGTCTCACAGTCCTCATAGTAGGGGATGTCCTTGTAGAGCGATGCCAGTTTAACATCAACCTTATCGGCAATCGCCTGCACCGCAGGCTCAATGAACTGACTGTAGAAGCTCCTGACTTCTAATGTCAACTGTTTCGCTCCTACCTGTAAAGGCACAACGATAATAGTGTCCATCAAAACGTCAATCTTTTCCTCTACAACGTTCTGGAATTGCCCAGTGAGGTCGCCGTCAAACTCAACAGCGTCTACCGTTATCGGCTTAGTAACCTGAACGGTATCCCCTACGTGTTTGAACTCTTTGGAGTAATCCTTGAAACAAAGACCCCCGAAAACCCAGTTGTTCAAGAGGGCGATTAAGCCCATCTTGGCTACAGCAGTTGGGGTAATCAGCGTATTCGCCAATCTCTTGTCCCTCCTATTTTATTTATTTAGGCGGCGGGGCAAGCTCCTTCTCTAAGTCCCCTGTCGGCATTTTCTCAGCCGACTCAGAAGTTAAAGCAGTTTCCCTTGCACCAGCGGACTCAGTTGAGATTGGCTCAAAAGACTGGACAGTGGGAACTTCATCCCCAAGAGGCTCAGTCTCAGTTTCAGTCGGGATAGCCTTCGTGCCAGCAATTCTAGCAGCAACTCTATCAAGGGCTTCCTCATCGGTTATGCCTAGCTCCTCAAGTTCAGCTACATCAAGTTTGTATTTGGCAGCAATCTTAGGGATGGTCAGCGTTGACTTCGTTCTAACTGCCTCATCCTCGTCAGCTTTCACCTGTAGCTCTCGCACTTTAACCTTAGACTCCCTATCAATAATGTCTCTTTCACGCTGGTTCAGGCGGTCAGTTCTTTCAAATGCTTGTATCGCACTTGGGTCTCCCGATTGACGAGCCGTATCAAATGCTCGGTTTCTGCTTTCGGTCTCAAGATGCTCAAGGCGAGTATTAAGAGTGTCAACCTGACCTTTCAAATTATCCCTCTCGCCCTTCGTGGTTGTTAGCTCTTTCGCCCTACCTGCCGAAGCCTCCGCATCAGATTTCAGTTTGGCATAGTCCTTCTGGGACAAGGTAACTTTCTTGCCCTCTTGGGAAGTCTCTTTACCTTTCTGAGAAGTTGTCGGGGTCTGGTCAACCCCAAGTGCGTCCTTATTCAGGTTTTGATTGTCCCCTTGTTGAACCATTATTGGTCAACCTCCTATTGTTTAATTCTTACCACAGGATTTAAGATTTGTCAAACTTTTATTTCATACGCTCCCTCCAATCCCTTAATAATGCGTCAAGTTCATCCGACCTTTCCTCATATTCCTCAAATTGCCTTTGCTGCTCTAACCATTTCTGATAGGCAGCACTAGCTTCTCCCTCGTAAGGCGAAATACCCTCTGTATCTCTTTTCTCAACAGGCGTGGATACTTTACCTGTTACGATTAGCCAATCATCCAGCTCAGGATATTTCACTCTCATTTCGTATCTAGGTTCACCTTTAGGCGTGAACTGGTATATCCCATAAAGTCGCCAGACCTCTCTTGACGGCACTTTTTCAAATGTCCTACGTTCCTTGAATATACCCAAAGTCAGCATCGTATCGTAGAATTGGCGGTGCTCCATCAAGAACCAGTCATCGTCATACCACTCGTCCTGACCCGATGGCTTGCCTTTGTCTATTATCAAATAATACTGGACAAAGTTATCTACTTGCTCCTCATAGCCAATCAAGTCTTTGTAGGCATCCCTGCGGTAGCGAGCTGTCTTGAACTCTCTGCCTAACGTGCCTGAGAATAATACTGACCTTGCCTTTGCCCTAGCTTCTGAGTCAGTAATGTAATCTGGCGAAGTGTTGTCGCCATAGGCATCCCAGATGTCAAACAGGTCTTGATACTGCTCGTATATTTCATCATACTGGACAGCAGGAACGTCCTCAGCTTTTGGAATATCAACACCCTGAATGGTGTTCATAGCCTGAGCAAACTCAGGGTGTTGTAGCAGAAATCTCTCTTGCCTGTATCCCCTTGCTGGCAGTTCGTAATACTGGACATACGTCTCTACCTGTTCGGGGGTGAACCGCAAGAAGTCAGGTTCAATACCAACCGCAGAAAAGGCTCTACGCCTCCACCTATCAAGCCTGTATTCCTCATTACCCTCAAGGAAAGCAGCACGCTCTCTTTTAATAGCCAGAAGCCTATCATCATCATTGCTGATATGAGCGTGATTGTCAGGTATGCCCTCATTATACCAAGTGTCCTGCTCTCGCCACATCCTGTTGATGGTGAGCACAGGTATATTCCACTTGACGTTGCTCCTGCCGTTCTCCAAGATATAAACATCGTTATCAGGTAGACCGCCATCATCGGAAAGTTTATCGTTCTCCAAAGCCCAACGGTAAGCATCCGCATTATCTACCAGCCACATCTTACCTTCGGAACTGCCTGCCTCAAACTCATCTATTACCCTACCCCTATTTACCCAAGCGTTGATTATCTTATCAGGTGTAGGCTTTTCATTAGTGCCGACCTCAATAGCTTCAACTCGCCTCAGTATATCCCTGAACTGTAGACCGCCACCTACATCGGTCTGCATTATCTTGTCAATTGCAGCCTCTCTCTTGTCCTCATCCTCAATATCCTTAGCCAAATCCAGAGCATCGTATAAGTTCCTGTGCGTGGTTTTCAGTTCTAGCGATGGTATCGGCACGTCAGGGACTTCAACCCCTCGCCATTCGCAATAGTCTAGGTCTTTAGCCTTGAGAAGCTGAGCCTCCCAACTATTAGATTTGCCCTCAGCTACCAGTTGCTCATAAAGGAAGTGGGTCTCTATGGACTTTTCAGGAGGGAGCGTCAAGGAGGGGATTGCACCGTTAGGAATATCCAAGTCGGCGACCATCCTATTGAACTCGGTATAAGCCTCAAGGGTTAATATTGGGGCTTGACCCCATAAAGCTAATCTGGCATTGTCCTTCGGGTTAGCCCTGAGCCAATCAAGTCTAGGATTAGCACGAAGGTCGGGAATATCCTTGAGCATCTGTGCCTGCTCATCTTCGCTGGCACGGTGATACTTGCGAATTAGCTCTAGCTGTCGCTTGGTTAAGTTGCCCAGATAGGCTTTGGGATACTCCTTAATATGGTCGGCAAGCTCCTGTGGGTCTGTTATCCTTTGACGCTCCTGCCATTGGAGATAGTATTGCTCAAATGTAGTGCCTTCACTTGGGTCGGCATTTATCTTATAGATGGAAGTATTAGGATAGACACCAACTAGCTTTTCGCTGGTCTCCTTTTCAAACCAGTTGAACACGGTAGCAGGGATGCCAGCTTTACCTTCCAAGTCCTCAGCAGTAACCGCCTCAAGCGTCTCGGTATAATCACGGTTCAACTTCCGCATATCGTAAATATCAGGTAGCTCAAGTGATAACACTGGCACGTCCTCAATTACCTCGCCTAACCTGTTATCAGCTTCGCTCAGGCTGTGCTCCATTACCTCTGGGATTTCGCCCAAGAACAAGACCATAGCTCTGCGTGCTACCTCTGTTTTCAAAATGTCTATCTCGTCAATCTTGGCTCGCTTCTCCTCTGGGGTCATAGTCTTTGATTTGTAAATCACGTCCTGCTTCTGACGCAATTCAGATAAATCTCTTGCGACCCTCCTCAGATAGCGTGCAGCAGCCGAATAGAATATATCCCCCTCAAAGTCATAATAGAACAACAGCTCAGGATGGGCTGCCTTATATGTCTCAAACTTCCCCTGCTCGTCCAGAGACAGCATTTCCTTGAGGTAACTCTCGCCCTTCTGATATTCCTCTAGCAGTTCATAGAACTTATTGACCGTCTCGCCAGACGAACCGTAGGGATTGCGAACTACGAAAGCCTTAATTACTGGTATGTCAGCCAGCGTGGGTGATGGCTCTGGTATATATGGGCTGACGCCTGTGCCTTTAAGGATACTGCCAAGAATATCCAAAGCATACGAACCCAAGCCACCTGTCCACCCCCTAACCACATTCTCAAACTTGGCTGGCGATATGTTCAGCCATTCGCCTATTTTCTTGGAGAACTCGGAAGTCCAGCCTGTGTATTGCAGCTCAGGAGGCATATTCTTTCGGCTGTCTGGGACTATCTTTCTCGCCATAAAGAAGCTGTAGTTGGTTAGAGCCTCAATGACAGGCAGGATAGCAGTAGGCATCGGATTAGGAGCACCCTGACCAAGTATCTCAAGCAAAGTATCTTTGAGCATATCTGGGTCTTTCTCGTCTAACCACTCTAAAAACCGCTCAGGCATAGACCCGAATATAATGCCTAACTCAAATGGTTTGGGAATACGATAGATGGCATCCTCCGTGAATATAATCCAGAACAGGTCTTTTTGCCATTGCGGTATCTCTTTCCAGCGTGGGTCGTCCCTATTGGCTAGATAAAGAGTTATGGAAGGCAAGGTTATCCCGACAAATATCTTGAAAGAAGTCCTGGCTGGATGCTCTTTGAAGGAGCTTGCCATCCTGCCCCAACCACGAACATTAGCGTTAAAGAATGCTGCGAGCCTGTTGATGGAGAAAGCGGTAGTTCCTGCCTGTGCGAAGTCCAGAGATACATTCCTTGAGGAGTAACCAGCTTCAAGAGGAACAGCACCAGCTTTGATACCTTTCTTGAATTCGCCTAGCCTGGTGGCTTTCTCGCCAAACTCACTCACAATCTGAAATAGCTCCAATGGATGCTTGACGTAATCGGTGAACTTATGTCCCTCAACAACTTCCTTGAAGGACTTGCTGAGATACTGCCTGTCCATTGAGACCAGCATAGCACGCTCACCACCAGAGGCTCGGTATAGCTGATAATCGCTATCCCTACGGATAACGCCAGCCAAGCCTTTCAAAAAATCAACAGCAGGCAGAAAGTTATAATTAGAGTAGACGAAGGCTGTCATCTGGTCTCTAGCAGGATTACGCACCATAAAGTCAGGACTCAGGGTAGCACCAGCTCTTAGCCACTTAGCAGGGTAGGATAGAAACTTGCCGATAAGTCCCATTGACTCCCTATCCAGATTAAGCAGGGCATCACGGAGGTCTGGGTCTACCCTAAAATACCTTTTCTTCCCATCAATCAATACTGTAACCTCATCCCCACGCACATAGAAAGAGGGGCGGAATATATCTACGACCTGCTCATTCTCCTCATCTGTCAGCCCCTCAACATCAACGCCTAGCTCACTAGCCTTGACTCTGGCTACTCTGGCGATGGGGGTTGCTACCCGCTCAAAATATTCGGCAAGCTCTGGGTTCTGGTCTACCAGATTTGCCATCATTATACCGACCTGGTTTCTCTCAGCAGCACTCACCAATACATAAGTGTTCTTGACGATACTCTCAAGCGGATTGATTATCTCACGCTCCGAGCCTTTTATCCTCTTGATAGGCTGAGCGATATTTGCCATCTTCTTACCCATCAAACCCTTGGCTGCCAGCTCATTGTAGACACGATAGAATGGCACATAAGATTGTGATGTTGCCCTCAGCTTCTCAAGTAGCTCAGGACTTAGTAGACCCATTTCATTAGAATAAACCAGGAGTCTATCCTGATACTCATAGAGCCTGTTTGCCAGCTTGGGGAAGTATGTGTTTTCGCCAGCTATTTGAGCCACTGTATCCCTAGCATCCTCTAGGCTAATACCAGTTTCAATCTCCCTGCCGTGCAGCTCTACAGCCCTGCGAGCTACAAGGTAGGTGCTGAAATCTCTCCACTTCTGCGGTTCTCTGACAACGTGGAGTATGCTCTCAAGGGACTCACCTGTATATTCTATCTGGGACTTACCCTTGACCGCCTTATAGATTTGCTTCCCCAGAGTTCCATACTCAATAAAGACATTCGCCTTGCCGATAACGCCCCTGAGCAATCTACCTGCGATATAGGGGTCGTCCTGTATCTTGAGTTGAATACCACCTTTAACCGCTTCGTCTCGGAACTTCTGGATGGCGTAGATGTCATCTACCATCTTGACCTGAAAGGTATGCCACCCCCTCTTAATCTTGTCAGCTATACCTACATCAGTAGGCTCGGTCTGTATTCTCTGAGCTATCCTGCCTGCTGCGTCCTTTGGCATAGGAGCTTCTGGCATAGGCGGTGAGACCACAGACGGAGCTGGCTTAGGTGCTACCTTCGGAGCTTGTATCCTTGCCTTTGGAGGAGGAACTGCCTCAGCCTCCAACTCCGCAGCCATCCTAGCTGCTTCGGCTAGTGTCGTGGGGATAACGCCAACTCTAGGTGTCGTAGGTATGACTTCCCTTATTGAAGGGATGACATTTTGGGGATTATCAATAGCAAGAGATTCTATTAGAGTTCCCTCTTTATTGTTTATGTCAATAAAATACTGAATACCAGTACGGTGAAGGGCTGTCAAGGATTTAATAGCTGCTTCTTGCTGGACATTTATCCCACCAAATATTTCTAGGTTGAGATTACCTGACTCCTCAAAGAAAGCCCTGATATAACCAGACTCTCGCTGAAACTTTATGACATCTATCCCTGCTGCTTTAGCAAGTTGGACTAATGCTTCTGCGTGAGTGCCCGTAACATCAAGAAACCCTACAAAGTTCCCTTCTGGTGAAATCAATCTGATACGTCTTTGTTCGGTTATCGGTATAATATCTAGTTCGGCTTGTTTTATAAGTTCAACCTCTGGGGTAACAGGTGGAACTTCAAGGGCAGATTCGGGAGTCATCTTGTGCCTGATAATACTATCTCTCTCTGCCTTATCAAGTTCTGCTATCCGAGAGTCAGCCCAACCCAAATCTCTTAATTGTGTAACCTCTGGGGTAGTGGGCAAGACAGCTCCCTCAATCCTAGCCTGTCTCTCTATTTCTGACGGCAATTTTGTAGGTTCATACCAGTTACCAGTTTCAGGGTCTTGGATAAAACCTTTCGCTTCTAATTCCAAAGGCGTCAATCCTGCAATAGCGGATGGTCTAGCCCTACGCAACGAAGCGTAGCCAGCTCCGAACACAGCCAGAGGAGCAGTAGCTATGAGCGTCCTCACAAACACATCGCCCATACCTTCAAATATACTTTGGTTCTCGTCAATTATCCTGACGCCAGCGTTCATTACTGCCTGCTGAGCTACTTCCTCCATAGCCTCAATTATCTCAATCGTGCTGAATGTTCTTAGACCTTTCTTTGCCAGATTACGCAATGTCCTTGTAGCTAACTGCTCAGTTACCTCTTTAGAGAACATCTTGAATATATGAGGGAATACTTGCTTTAGGTATGGTAGGTCTCCTGCTACCTCTATTGATGAAACGAGCACGCCAATCGGCAGAGACATAAGACCAGCCTGTTCCTCAGTAGCTCCGTGAGCCAGTAGTGTTTCGTGGGCTTCCTGAGCCTGCGGAGGTATAGCCATAGCCATACCAGCAGCTATGCCCAGAGCTGGATTGCCTGTGGCTGCTGCTACCGTAACAGTTGTCCCCATAATAGCCAGCATAAAAGGAGCGGTGCTTGCGAACTCGTAAGCCCAATACATCGGGTCGCCTGCTACTTCTGGATGCTTGACACAGCCCTCAGACCACTCTAATCTAGGGGATAATTCTGGACGCTTGGCTATCCACTCCTGCCACTCATTCTGAGATAAGGAATAAACTCGCCTGAACTCATCCCTTATCTGCTTGTTGCCAGCGTTGACCTTATCCACCCAATCATCACCATAGATACCACGCTCAAAGTCGCCCATATCACGGAATAAGAAGTTAGGCAAAGCGGAAACAACAAACTCCTGAGACCTCTGATAGAGCTGCTTCCCCCCTAAGTAGAAGGCATCCCATACATCCTTGAGCTTGCTTTCTACTGGTAGGGGGTCAAACTCCTGAGTTGCGTAATTATAAGTGCCGACCCACGCACCAGTATGGTCGTAGGCTGTGCCTCTATTTATGTCTATGGTGAGGAGCTTACTAACTCCATCAACAGGTAACACTAACTTTTGGATACTAAAGACTTGCCCTATCTCCTCCCAACTAAAGCCCATAGTCCTGAGCAAATCCTGTTTAGGTCTGGTGCTACCGCCTGTTCTTATCTCATCAATGAAGCCACCGAAGTCCTCCTTGACCTGAGTTTGAAGCTCCTCATATCCCCTGTCTGGATAAACAGAGTGAATTGTATCAATATACTTCTGCTTCTCAGTAACCATAAAGAAACGACTGATTTCCTCTGCTGTAATACCAGCCACAAACACACGGAGCAAACTCTCACTATCAGGAGTTCTACCTAGATTGTAGATAGTATTAAATAAGGCTTGCGGGTCTCTCTGGGATAAGTCAACTAGCTGCGTCCACACCATTTCAGGCAGCTCCTCTACTGTGTAGCCCCAACTAGCCTCTGGTCTAAACCTCTCAGGGAATAATCGCTTGAGCAAATCAGAGACCGCAGGTATTATCTGTGGTGAAACAGGTATCTCGGCAGGCTCAATACCTTCAACTGGCGTAACACCAATCCGCATCTGCTCTATTTGTTCTTCGCTATACCTAATTCCCTGCGGACTGATTGCACCGCCTTCGGGAAATAACTCCCACCGCTCAGGAGTAACAAAGGTATAAACAGGCTGTGCCCCTTCACCCTGCCCGACAGCCTTTAAGTTCCACAGTGGATTGATGTCATAACCCAAATCCTTTGCCTGTCTGGGGTCAATGATTAAGGTCTGACCTTTCCTCAGAGCCTTGAGCCTTTTCTCTAACTCGGTCTCTTGTGTTACTTGTGCTTCTTGAACCATTATGCTCTCGGTGTCCTCACTGGCAATAATTTCTGCTTAGGTGGTTCGCCAAAGAAAGGGGCTGCCTCTCCTTCCTTAGTTTCTGGCTGCCCTGTTCTCTGGTTCAGGTATTCCCTAAACTTCTCTATATTAACTGAACTCGGTGATATAAGTGATTGTTCTACCTGCCTGTCAGCCTCGGCATGGGTCAACTTCGCCATTATGTCCTCCTCGCTCTCGGCTTGCTTTTAGCTGTTTCCACCAGAGCCTCCTGAGTCCTGCCCCCTCTAGCAGTTTCGGCAAGCCTAGCTATCCTGTCCTCCTCATCTATCTCAGCCCCGACCTCCTCCTCAGATGTGGCTTGCCTACCACCGCCACCACCACCCTCACCCAACAGGGACACAGGGGGTTTGCCACGCTCCAACTGCTTAGGTTGCTGACCAGCCCCAAGAGCCATTTCGTCCTGCATAGTGCTTTCTTTTAGTATCCGCAGCAGGGATTTCAGTGTGAGCTTGGCTTCGGTATCATACCGCTTAGCTTCCTCGCCAGTAGCTTGCTCAGCTCTGGTTATGAGGCTATGGACTCTCCTGTAAAGACGGATGCGAATGTCATCCCTCTCTGATTGCTCATCCCTCAGACCATCCTCATCTTCCTCTGGGTGTCTACGCTTCAATATCTCTATCCTGATAGCCCTATCAGGTATCACACCACGCATAGATTGAGCTTCGGTGATTTCAGCGAGCTTCTGCTCCCTAGACTCGGAGAAGTATTTATACTGTAATCTATACTCGCCTTTCAATTTCGCAGGTTCGTATGTAGTCCTGCCACCTTCCTCACCTAACTCCACAGGCAATCCCATCTGTATTATTTGCTTGATAACCATTCGGGACATTGCCTGATAGAACATAGCAAAGCATTGAAGTCTGGGGACGAATATCTGGTCTCTGCTTTCTGTTAGTCTGTAAATAGCAGCACCCGACAGGGGGAAACTGAGGTTGCCGTAATCTACGTTAGGCAAAGAGCCACGCTGCAAGCGACCCTCAATCATAGCGTATTCCAGTCGGGTAGCGTTCCTGATGTCATTGACAGGTATAAGCGTGTAACCTCCACCCTTTTCAATACTGACCACTACGCCTAACCCGAATGGGATAGCTTCAACTTCCTTACCCTCGCCTGCGTCTGAGGCATACTGCCTAGCCCCAAAGAAGCTCGCCATAGTAAGGTTATGGAGCACGGTAGCCATACGGTTCATTTCAGGATACAGCAAGCGGTTAAGAGCGAAGATGCTCTCGCCTTCGTGGGCTACATTAAGAGGGTCTGCCAGCATTGAACCAGAGGGGACTCGCTTGTAAATGATAGGCACATAGCCCTCGCCGTTATTCTCGCTGGCATAGGGGTGCTCCTCATCCCTGACCTGCTCCGCATTTTGTCCCTGACCTACCCAAGCCAAGTGCCTCTTTCTGCTATAGACATCGTAGACCAGAGCATCCTTCTCCACCCCGATGTCCTTTCCTAGCTTTTCCAGAATGTAAGTTCTGGACTGTCTGGTTAGGTAAGACCCCCAGTTCATACCGTCCATCCCCATATCATACCAGAAGTATCGGGTATCTAATGGACGAACATCCTTAACTGGTTTCCCATCCTTGCCCTTGCGGTTCAAAATCTGGGCTGCCAGAGAACCCCTGACGCAACTCTGCTCAACGTGGAAAGGATACATACCGATAAGTGCCCTGTTGCCCATATTCTCATCAATGGTAATGTAATAATCATCAAGCATCCTCTCAATATAACTGTCCCTCACCCTCTCCTTGCTTTCAACTATTGTCTGGGGAGAGGCTGACTGTAGAATACCGATGCAGCGGAAAGCAAATAAGATAGCATCATTGAGGGTGATATTAACAATTCTGGGAACTGGCTTGGTTTCGTCTGTTATCATCTTCATTTCATACGCTTTATTCCAATACAGGTCAAGGTCGGTGTCGTGCCTGTCATAAAGCGGTTGAAACTCGGTTTTCCTCTGCTCTATCTCTTTCAGTTCTAATGGCATAATACCCTCCTCATAGGGACACCTTATAAGTAACTTTTTACCTTGGGTCTATCCATTAACGATTTAGCCACAGGCTTCATCAACATCATCAGGGCATCGGCTCGGTCAGGAGATTTGACCCCCCTTGACCTAGCCTCCTCCTTTGACTCAAGGAGGAGCTGGTTTCTTTTATTATAACGGTATCTCAGGTCGGCTAGTTGAGCCTTGAGCTTGGTATCATTCGGTATCTGTAGTTGCTCATCCTGCAAGTCCTGACCCAACTTGAAGTATAGCTCAGCTCTGAGGTTGCCAAATATCTCCTTATTCAGAGCAGCCTCGCTGGAATTAAAAGCCTCCACAGCCAGCCCATTATCAAGTAGAATATCAACCACGCCACTACCCACGCCAGTAGCGTCTATCCGAGTAATAACTGGTTTCCATTGCTTGATGAGGTTAGCCGTCCTGCCTGCGGAGAACACGTTATCTTGGTGCATCCAAGTATCCCAAGCGATAATCCTCCCCCCACGCCTTGCCATAAAGACGGTCTCATCATCGCCATACCTTGATACATCAAGGGCAGCGACCACAGAACCCTCTGGCTCAACGAGCACAGACATCATAGCGTGCTCTATAACCCATAGCGGAATGAGGGTGTTAATACCCATCTCTGGGAAATTGCCGAGACAATAACATTGGAACAGGAAGTTAAACTCCCCCCACTCAAGAAACCGCTCATAGACCCACTCAGGAGTAATGAGATAAGGTCTCGGCATCGGCTTATCGCCAATCTTGGCACGCCACTTATTTGAGCGGATGTCCTCCATAGTGATACCGAACTCGGTGAAGTTCGGCGTATCAAAGCAGGAGATATGAAAGACGCTCCACAGACCATTCTCATTGAGGTAGGCATCCCTGAAATTGCCAGTTGGCTGCGTAGGGTTGCCAATAAGCAACTGAGACCTGAACTCGCCAGCAGCCAGAGGGTTCTCCATTGCTGCGTAGACATTGGGGGTGAGACCAGAAGCCTCATCGCCAATCACCAGCACGTATTTATTATGTAAACCCTGAAACCGCTCAGGCTCATCGGTAGAAAGACCGATGGCGAACCAGTCCTCCCGCATATCAATGCGGGTCAGCTTGATGTCGCCACCCAGATTAAACCTAGCCCCTGTCCACGCAGACCTTAGCTCACGCCACAGGATAGACTCAACCTGTCGGAAAGTAGGAGCGGTAGTAATAACAGTGGAAGGGACGAAGTTGAAAAGGAAAGCGACAGCTATCCTAGCTGCCGTATGCGATTTTGAGGTTGATGTGCTGGACGCACAGACAGTCCTTCGTGAGTGCCCGCCATCCATATTGAATACAGAGCGTGCTATCTGTCTGGGTGTATCCCACATTGAGCACCCCAGAATATTCTCAATCCAGAGGTCGGGATAAGCCCTGCCCCACGCCCTGAGCTTGGCAGCTCCCTCTGGCGTCTCCACGTCTAATTTCGGTAATGTCTCAACCTGACTCATTATTCGCCCTCTAGGAGCTTCATCCCCAACATCCCGATACCAGTTACCACGCCACCAGCGATAACCTCAATGTAGTCGGGTGCGAAAAAGATAGTGAGTATTCCCAGAGAAGCAAGGCAAAGAATAGCGGTGAATATCTGGGGTCTAAATCGTCTGTGTTCCATCTGAACCTCCCTTGCTATATAGTTACGATATAGTTACTATAGAGTGAAAACGTAGCTAATAACCTTGAAATCCGCTACATAACCCTGCGTCATTTTTAACCCCGCTTCTTGGCTACGATTTTAGTCTGGGCTGGGATTTTGAATGAGGGGGGTTGACTAAGCACATTCGTCTATCCCATTTACGGCAGCCCCTCTCCAAACGTAAGGGCATCCCTCTACTTGGCAGACCGCTTAGGTCGCTTAGCTGTTTTCTCTGGTGGTGGAATGGCAATAATCGGCTTGTCGCCTAAGCCCAAGCTCTCAGCTATACGCCTCATATTCGTGGCGTTAGTTCCGTTCCAAGCGAACCGCTCCGCTTCCGCCTCAGTAAAGCCTAGCTCTATTGCCAGCTTGTAGGGTGAATATAACTCCTCTGTCATTATCCATCCTCCTCTTGACTTGACTTAACTTAACTTACCTTAACTTACCTTAGGGAGGAGTTTATCGGGATAAGGTCTGGATTAACTCTGGATTAACTCCCGACCTAATCGGGAGTATATTGAAGCTAATTAGCATTAGTTTTAACCCTCTTTGGGATATACTTAACAGTCGGTTGAGGTTCGCTTGTATCGCCCTCTGATGCACCTTGTACCGCTTTTTCGTCAAACTGTTCGGCTAATTCCGCCAAATCTTTAAGGGTTAGCTGGTCTCCTGTGTGGGTATAGTCAACCTTTTGCCTAGGTAATCCAACGGCGTGAGCTATGCTTTGTAGACAAGCCGTGAGCTTGACCATCGTGATGCTGACCTTGTTGCCGTGTTGGTCTTTGCCCTTGATATAGTCTCTGACTAGCATAGCACCATACTTGCCAGCTTCCGTCATCGTCTTTTGTATCTCAGCCGTGTTATGGTCTTTGCTTTTACGCCCTGAACCTTTACCGCCCATTGATAACCACCTTATCCAGTCTCGCCAATAATCTTTTATCAGCTTAGGCTTAGCTATAAGCCGTTATATTCTTTTCCCTTGCCGAGCTTTCACAAGGCAAGGGATGATACAGACAGGAGGCGAACCAGAGGCAAAGCTGGTTGAGACCTCTCACCGATAACGATAAACAGTATCGGGCTATTTGTCAAGCATAAGGCTGACTTGCCAGCTATGGGACGCACTATTTCACAGATATTATGACAAGCCCACTCGTAAGGAATTACACGCAAACGTGTGAGATTGTAGCTAAAATAAATATCCTGACATAATGTTTGTCAGATACAAAACAGGGGGTTGACAGCTTGCCAGCCTTGTGGTATCGTAGCGGTAGATACAGATTAGGTTCAAGGTGAAGCTGATGGCATACAAGAGTGAAGCTACAGACAGGGGAAGGCTAAGACGCCAGCTAATTGAGACTGAGAATAGACCGTGCTCACACGATGGCTGCGAGACGCCGTTTGACAGGCGAGAAGTCCACCGAGTTAAAAACGGCTGTAATGGGGGACGATACACCGAGCATAATACAATCGTGCTCTGCTTTACTCATCACCACCTAGAGCACATCAATTCCAAGTTCAGGGTCGGCGACAAGGTTAGGCTGCACCCCATTGACGCAAGGCATCCGATACCTAGCGTCTTGGGCTTTACCGATTACGAGCTAACCAGACCACGCACCATCGTCAAGGTTCGCTATGACCACGCAAAGCAATGTAACTACTACACGCTAGGCAGCAATGCCAAGGGCGACAAGTTTACCACTAACGGCAACCCACTGGACGGCTATACCGATTATGAGTTTCGCTCATATCAGCTCATATCCTACGTCCCTAGACACTACCACTTCAAGCGGGCATATACACGGAAAAGTGTAGCACTCTCAGCCACGCCGTCAAATCAAAATCTACAGCAACAAGGTGCTGAGATATTAGGGACGCCAGCAAGACAGCCTTGGCGTCCATCGCAAGAGATTATAGGTAAATAAACAGGAAAGGGGGTTAAAGTTATGGCAAGGGCAAGAGTAGCAACCAGAGGGCTGCACGGCAGCGACAAGGTTGCCGAGACCAAATCGCTGATGCTATTGAGCGATGGAGCGAACTCTTTGGGGAGGATTAAATATGATTAAGTTTAAGCAGCCCCTATGCGGTCAGCGTTGGCTTGATAAGCACGCACACGACCACACTCACCGAGAGATTGAGGAGCTTGGAATAGTGGTTGTAGTTGACGGCAAGCGAACCTATAAGGCTGACAGCTTTACTAGAAGTGGCACGGTCAGGCAGTTGACTAAACTAATGAGGTAGGAGGTTAATATGTGGCATTGGGCTAGGTGTAATCATTGCGGTCAGTTCAAGAGGGTCGGCTACATACCCTGCATTGACAGGGAGCTATGCGTTGACTGCTTCTGGGGCTGGCAGAACGGAGAGATTGAACTAGAGCAGAGATTTGTAATCTGCACGAATTAAGGGGGTGAACTATGCCGAATATGAAAACTGACCATTACAATATGCTAAGGCAGGAGTGCAAAGACTGTAAGTGGCTGGTGATTAAGTCAGATGGTGAGCACGTGGACTGCGACCCACCAGAAGGTGAGTGCCCACTAGATAAATAATAATATAAAAGGGGGTGAGCTATGGCTGTAGAATGGATTGAGGTAGAGTCCTCTAACGTGGCAGCTATCGCCTATATCAGAGCAGCCGAACAATTACTTGTTCAATTCAACAACGGCAGCGTCTACTCCTACTCAGCCGTGCCAGTTGAGGTCTTTGATGGCTTAAAGGCTGCCGACTCAAAGGGCAGGTATCTCAATGCACATATCAAGGGTGTGTATGATTGCCAGAAGATTAGCTGATAGCTTCAAAATATATTTTGGGGTTATATGTGAGGCTGACTTGACAACTTGCCAGTCTTGTGGTATGCTATAGAGAATGATACAGAAAAGGAGGTCAAGATGTTCCAGCGAAAGACCCTCAGCAAGATGAACCCCAAGACCAAGAAGCTCGCCATCACCTGCAATCAGGCGGAGCAGGTCTACCGCAATCTTAAACGACAGGTTGAGGTAGTGCGTGAGCTAGAGTTTGAGGAGCTGGCTTTCACGAATGAACAGCGTTTCCGCAATGAAGTCAAGGCAGGTGAGAACCCTGACGAGAAGCGGTGGAAGGACGAGTCGGCTATAAGCAAGGCTACTGGTAAAATATTCTAAAGGAGCGAACAATGGAAAACTATCTTGATAGCTGCCGAGAGTATACCGAGTGGCACACGCCAGCTACCGATTACCCAGAAACTCAGGTCGGCAACTACCGCATCAAGCGGAGTAGCTACGCTGGCTACTACCAGAACTATGGTATTGACGGCTATATCTTCTTCCGTACCAAGAAGCGGATACCGATAACTAATCTCCAAGAACTCAGGGGTAAGACTTGGCATAGCTGGATGGTTGACGACCCTCCTCACTGGCGAGCTATGGAGATATATGCCGAGCAATCACAGGGCACTATACTATGTGCTGGTCTGGGGCTAGGTCTCATCCTCCACGCACTAGCCAAGAACGACAGGGTTAAGCGTGTCGTATGTGTGGAGATTAACCAAGATGTGATTGACCTTATGCGGGGGAATATAGCTCACCTGCCTAAGATTGAGATAATAAAGGCAGACTTCTTTGACTTTGTGGAGCTTGACCCGCACCCCGAAATGTGGGGTGGGATGATTGTGGACTTGTGGGTAGCCAATGAGAAAACGAAGATGGGGATTTATTATCACGAAGTCTTACCATTCGCTGCCCATCTTGGCTTCAAGTATCCGAACACACCGATTACTTTTCACGGCTTCTCTACCATCTCATCAATCCAACATACTAGCCCTGAGATGATAGAGAAGATTAAAGAGATGCACGGACTGTTAAAGCGGAGGGGGTGATGTGATATGAAGTAATGTGATGTGATGTAACTTGATACACAGAAAGGAGGACAGGTATTGAGCTATGCCAGAGTTTAATGTTACGGTGGTTTTGACTACTTCAAAGCACATCAAGAACAAGGAACACGCTAAGGAATGGGTGTATCGGCTTATCCTTCAACCTCACGGCATTGATAAGCGGGCTATCAAGGAAATCAAACGGACATACTAGGGAGGTAAATATGGAAGGTGAAGAAGTCAGGTTTAGATACGAGCACAAGAAAAGAAAATGGTATGGCTACTTCGGTTGTCCCGACAAGGGCGGAGTAACTTGTGATTTGTGTCTGGGGCTTATCCGTCAGGGTCAGAGGGTCTACCTCAACTTTGATAACGGTAAGCACTTCTGCGAAACCCACAAGTCCTCAGCCCTGACGGACTTCGTTCAAGTAGTCAGCTAGAAAGGATGGTCAAAGAAAGAATGACAGAGTTCAGGCACTTTCTCCCACCCTTCCTGTTTGAAGCTGTATTAGGAGGTAGATATAAAGTGGTAGAAATAGCACAAGCACAAAATGGAGACCTAAGAGTGTGGTGGATACCTCAAGTCCCTGACAGCGAGCATTTTAGCGTGCCTGTTAAGGACGTTGAGCAAGCCAAGCTGGTGCTTGATACCCTTGCCAAGTATGACTTGTATCAACTGGCACGCAATATAAAGCCAGACTATTCTAACGCTGGTGGGTTGAATACCTTTGAGGATGGTGAGTGGTCAACGTGGTATAGCGAGCTTGGTGAGGACATAGACGACATAATGAAAAAGGAAGGTGAGAAATGAAAGTAACAATCAGAGGCGTAGACCCTAAGCTCTGGGAGTCAAGCAGGATACAAGCCCTGATAGAAAAGAAAACGATGGGCGAACTGGTCAATGAGGGCTTGGAACTACGCCGTGAAGCAAAGCGGAAAGAGCAAGAACCTAAAAAATAATTATCAAAGGGCTTGACAAGGTGTATAATGGGTGTATAATAGGCGTATGAGTATTGCTAATGACATAAAGAAGCTCAGGTTAAAACTCATACTAGACCAGCAAGAGTTCGCAGAGCTTATGGCGGTTCATAGGGAAACTGTATCTAAGTGGGAGCGGGGAGTTCAAAGACCAAAGGCTGTCCACTTGAGAAGAATGGATAGGCTTGCAAGGAAGGGGAAGGGAAAGTGAACATTGCTTGGGATTACCTTGACCCGATACAAAGAGCACAGTTGCTACATTGCCGTCCTGAGTTAAGGGACGAATATGAACGATACAGAAAAGGAGGAGACCAATGTCAGAGGCAAAGAGAGGATGCGGAGCAGTCCAAAGGTATGATTGGCAAGACCTTGAAAAGTTATACCTCGTAGATTGCCTATCCTCTGACGACATTGCTACTCTCAAGGATTGTTCTAAAAGTGCGGTTCGCTATGCCTTGATACGAGAGGGCATCCCTATTCGCACATCCTCAGAAGCCCAAAGGTTACGCTTCCAACAGGTAAACAAGCAACGCTACGGTGCTAATTCAGCCCATTGGAAAGGCGGTAGAATACGTGTAGGTAAGACTAGCTATTACATTGAAGTAAAGCTCTATCCAGACTCACCCTTTTATTGTATGGCTAACTCACAAGGTTATGTCTTAGAGCATCGCTTGATTATGTCTGAAAATATTGGCAGACTTTTATCTAAATCGGAGTTAGTGCACCACATCAATGGAGATAGGCAGGATAATAGACTGGAAAACCTTATGCTTTTGACATCCCGCAAACATAACGCATACACGGTTATTTGTAAAGGCTGTCCTTTGCGAAAAGAGCTAACAAGGTTAAAGTCAGAATTAAATGAAGGGTAAAGAACACGACCCGAACTATAAGCCACGAAAGCAGCGTAAATCTAAGAAAGGAGGTTAAACCTATGAACCCAGAGCAAGTGAACACACTGAACAAGCTGACAGCGGAGCTTGGCTTACTCGTTATGGAAGTTCAGCCGACAAATGACGGCGAGTGGGAAGCCCTAGAGAAAATGACCACAGCCCATAAACAGTTACGGTCTATTGATAGGACACCACTCGGTCAGAAACCGCTAATCTAAAAGTAAATGGAGGTAGACATTGGCAAAGAAAGATAGTAAAGTGCTTGACTACTCGGACTCGGCTGTAAACCTTTGCAACCCACCTGACCTCAAGGTAAAGCTGGCTGAGCTATCAGCTCTAAAGGCTCAGGGCTTGATGTTTGTGGAGGAGCTGAAAGACAACGACAGTTATAAGTCCCTGAAAGCAACAGAACAATCTATCTCTGACACGCAAGCCCAAATCAGGGCGATGATTGATGCTCTCGGTAGCTATCAGGACTTAGATGTTGGTCATTACGCTGTCAAGTATCGGCGTGCTACTAGGGAATACCACGCTGAGAAGTTTGTCGGCAAACCCTATGACCAGTATCGCCCTGCCGTGATTACTGAGGCTATTAACCTTCAAGCTCTTAACGGCTTAATCAAAGGTAAGCTGCTGGACGAAGCCGAGCTACTCAAGCACGGAGTCATAACTGAGAGAGAGAACTTTGCTATCGTCATTAAGGTAGACTAGGGCATCAAAGGGTATTGAATTATGGGAAGGATATTATGTTTCTTCGGACTCCACGATTGGTTGTATAACAGCATAGAATTAGAAGTGGGGACGGAAAGAGTCTGCCAGCGATGCGACCACAAAGAGGTCTATACTCAATCTATAGTTGATGGTCATTACTGCTGGTATCGTTTGAGGTAGGGTAATATGCCTTACTACCCAGAGGGCAAAGAGCTAAAGGACGCTTGCAAAAAGCTAAGGCTTTACAGTGTATGTGCCGAATGTGGTGGCAGGCTTGTAGTCCGATATGACCTGATAGAACATAGGGAATATATCATCTGTAACGAGAATGAGGCACACGAAGGAATAAGGAATACTTGGGCGGAAACCTTAAAACAAATAAGGGAGGAAATTAGTATGGACAGTATAGCACTAATGAAGTTGGATGAGGGCGGTATGCTGGCTCGCATTGACACGGCAAAGTTTCCTCAAGCTCTAAAGGCAGAGGAAAAGAAATGGATAGCTGAAATGGCTCTAAGTTATGGGCTTGACCCAATTATGAATGAGCTATCAATCTATCAGGGTAGACCATACCCTACTGTTAATGCTTGGTATCGTAAGGCTCAAGAGACAGGTAAGTTTGATGGGATGAATAGCCGACCTGCCAACCAGCAAGAGCGAAAGGAAAGGAACGCTAAGGAGGGCGATTATCTTTATTGCGTTGAGGTATGGCGTAAGGGTAGTGCTCATCCTTTTGTCGGATGGGGCAGGGTGCGTGCTGAGGAGACTAAGGGAGACCCCCACCTGCCAATAGTGAAAGACCCTGACCGTATGGCAGAGAAGCGTGGTGAAATGCAGGGTATGAGGAAAGCCTTTAGTATACCTATGCCACCTATGTCGTTTGAGGAGGCAACGGATACCTATGTTGAGGGGGTGGGTAAGGTAATCAAAGCGACAGGCGAGATTATTGAAGGTGAGGTAGTAGTTAGGAAAGCTGAGGAGTCTACCCTTGAAACACCTGTAACTGCTGTGCCTGAACCTGAAACCACCATTGAGAGGGACGAGAGTCCCATCACTGAGGAGCAAGGCAAGGAACTCCAAGCCCTTGTTACCCAAGTAGGTAGTTCAATGGGTGAAATCTGGAAAGTCTGCACTAAAGAGAATTGGAAAATCACTAAGTTGGGCGACCTCAAAGTGTGGCAGCTTGAGGAGCTTAAAGGGCGGTTAGCTAAAGGTAAAGAACAACCACCACTCGTTTGATAGCTGCCAGTTTGGAGAGCTGGCAAGTAGGGGGGTTGCTGGTAAAATCAGGAGTGCACACAGTGGAGTAAAAGCCACGAATATAAGTCTGTCAAAGTAGCCAGCAATCCCCCTAAAGGAATAAGTTATGCCAGAAGCAAGGTCAGTCAAGCGAAAAGTAGTTGATGATTACCGAGTTAATGCCTGCTCGGTAGAGGCTGAACTACTATTTATAAAAATGATACTTATGTGTGATAGGGAAGGCAGGCTAAAGGGCGACCCTAAGCACGTGAATAGGACGTTATACTCGTTACGCAACTTCACAGATGAACAAGTCGCTGGCTTCATTAAGGAACTAGAAGCTCAGGAAAGCCCTAGAACTGGTCTAGGGCTAATCACCGCATACACTATAGGTGGACATAAGTATATCTGGTTATCTGGCTTTGAGGACGAGCAAAGTAAAAGCTGGAAAAAGGATAGGGAGGCAGAGAGTAATATTCCTCCGCCTCCTGAAAGCGTTATAAGGAAAGCTAAAGCTAATTTACAGAAGCCGAGAAGGGGCTTAGCCCCTTCAAGTGAACCCTCATCCCTTGACGAAGTATTAGACCCCAGACTTGCCGAAGCCGTAAAGACCTATGAGGATACCTTTGGCAAGATGGTAGTGCCTACAGTCTACGAAAGGCTGAAAGACATAATTGACAATTATACTGACGATGATTATAAG